TTTTATTGAAAGAGTGAAGATATATGTCCAAGAACAATTCAATTATGAGATTATATCAATCAATCTTAAAGACTAAAGGAGTAGTGTATGAATGAAATAGGAGACGACTTTTACGCAACAATTAAACTTAAGTCAGGAGAAGAGATCTTTTCTAAAGTAGCACCCTGTGAAGAAGATGACAGAACATTATTGATTCTGTCTAATCCAATTATTGTAGAAGAATTGACAGTCAGAGGTAAGTTCCAAGGTTTCAAGATGGAACCTTGGATAAAGACATCTAGTGACGATATGTTCATTTTGAACATGGACGAGGTCATGACAATGTCTGAGTCAGATAGTATAGAGATGATTGTATATTATCAAGACTATGTTCGTAAAATTAATAAAACGAACTATTCCAAGCTAGATAGAAAGATGGGTTACTTATCTTCTGTTCATGAAGCCAAAGAGGTCTTAGAGAAACTCTTTAATAACAGCTAAGGTTCCCTTTCATCCTGGACAAACCTAGTCTATATGGATTTCAAGGTATTGTCAACTCTTTATGATTCTGATATAATAATATCAGTAAAAACTATGTTATATGGCTGTCAATCACAATTATGGTACTATGGCAAGACCAAAGAAGTCGGAACACTATGTCAATAACAAAGAGTTTCTAAATGCTCTAGAGAACTACTTTGCAGAGGTAGAACGAGCAAAACTCAATGATCAACCAAAACCACAAATTCCAAGATATATTGGTGAGTGTTTTTTGAAGATTGCAAATCATTTATCATATAAACCTAACTTTGTGAACTACATGTTCAAAGATGATATGATTTGTGATGGCATTGAAAACTGTGTAAGATACGTTCATAACTTTAACCCTGAGAAGTCCAAGAACCCATTTGCTTACTTCACTCAAATCATCTACTATGCATTCCTGAGACGTATTCAACAGGAGAAGAAGCAAATGGAGATCAAGAACAAGATTCTGGAGAAGACTAACTTTGATGAGGTCTTCGATGCAAACGAGCTTGACAGTGGGAACTATAGCGACTACAATTCCATCAAAGATGCCGTTCACAACAAACTCCGTTATCAATGAAAGTCGCTATTTTGACTGACACTCACTTCGGAGCACGTAAGGGTTCCAAGTTGTTTCATGATTACTTTGAAAAGTTCTATCGTGATGTCTTTTTTCCAAATCTGAAGAAGTATGGTATCGATACTGTAATCCACTTAGGGGATGCGTTTGACAGCCGTAGAGGTATCGAATTCAAATCTCTTCAGTGGGCAAAGAGAGTGGTATTTGACCCTCTCAAAGAAGCAGGAATTAAGATGCACCTGATTGTTGGTAATCATGACGCATATTACAAGAATAGTAATGAGATTAACTCTGTAGAACTTCTACTTACAGAGTACGATAATGTTATTCCTTATTCAAAAGCAACCGAAGTAAATATCGGTGGACTTGGTGTCTTGTTTATTCCATGGATTTGTGAGGATAATGAGAAAGAAACTCTCCAACTTATTAAAAAGACAGATTGCCCGTTCGCGATGGGGCACCTTGAGCTCAACGGATTTAGAGTTAATCGACAAATCGTCATGGATCATGGTCATGAGAGCGAACTATATTCAAAGTTCTCTAAAGTCTTCAGCGGTCACTATCACACTCGATCGAATGATGGACGGGTCTTCTACGTCGGAAATCCATACGAAATGTTCTGGACAGATGTATGTGATCGGAGAGGATTCACCATCCTGGATACAGAGACTCTTGAACATTTTCACATAGACAATCCCTATCAGTTGTTCCACAACATTTACTATGAGGACACTGATTATCAATTGTTTGACGCTACTGTGTACAAAGATAAGATTGTGAAGGTGGTGGTCAAACAGAAGACCGATGTGAAACAGTTTGAGAAGTTCATTGATAAACTCTACAGTGTTGGTGTTGCTGATCTGAAGATTGTTGAGAACTTTGAGTTTGGTGGATGGTATGGTAATGAAGATACTCTGGTCGATATTGAGACAGAAGATACCCTTTCTATCTTGAATAGATATATTGAGGAATCTGAAGTCAGTCTAGATAAATCCAAAATTCAGAAAGTAATCAGAGATGTTTATCAGGAAGCATGTGAACTAATCTAATGTTTATTATTACAGTTGCAGGGCACGAAAAAGATGGAGCATATTCGGTAATAGATGAAGACGGAGAACAAGTCCTCTATATCTTCCAAGAAGAAGATGATGCTACTCGATATGCACTACAACTGGAAGAACTTGGCTATCCTGAGATGCATGTGTTAGAAATAATAGAAGAAGAGATTATGATCAAGACCTGTGAAATGCATGATCACAGATATACGATCATCACCCCTAATGATATTGTAATTCCCCCCGACGACGCTAGTGATTACCTTTAAGACGATCTCCTGGAGAAACTTTCTTTCGACGGGACAACAACCGACTATTCTTGATCTTGATCAACACAATACAACACTAATCATTGGGTCTAATGGAGCTGGTAAATCTACAGTTCTTGATGCTTTGACCTTTGTTCTGTACGGTAAAGCATTTCGTAAGGTCAACAAAGCTCAGCTCATTAATACTACCAATGAGAAAGGTACATTGGTTGATATTGAGTTCCGTGTAAACACCACAGACTGGAGAGTTGTAAGGGGCATCAAACCAAATATTTTTAAGATCTATAGAGACGATGAACTCTTGGATCAACAACATTCTTCTATTGACCAACAGAAATGGTTGGAGCAGAATGTTCTGAAGATGAATTACAAGTCATTTACTCAGATTGTTATTCTGGGTAGTAGTTCTTTCGTACCATTTATGCAACTCCCTCAGGGGTCCCGCAGAGAGGTCGTAGAGGACCTTTTGGACATTAAGATCTTCTCCTCTATGAGTGTCCTTCTTAAGGAGAAGATTCGTAGTCTGAAAGAAAATGCAAGAACCTTTGAGTTGAAGAGGCAATCACTTAAGGATAAGGTTGAGATGCAGAAAGAGTTTATCCAACAATTGGAATCAAAGAGTCAAGAAGATATTAGTTACAAGGAAGAAAAGATTTCTACTCTTCTTGCTGAAGAGAACTCCTACATGAATAGAAATAGTAGTCTCAACTCAGAGATTGAAACTCTTAAGTCTAGTCTCCTGAAGTTTGATGGTCACAGGGAGAAACTTAAGGAATATGGAAATATCAAAGGTAAGATCTCTCAAAAGATTTCAACATTAGTTAATGATCATAAATTTTTTAACGATAATACGGTATGCCCTACCTGTGATCAACAGATAGAGGAGTCGTTTCGTGTAAATAGAATTAGGACTTCTCAAGATAAGGCTAAAGAGTTGCAAGAGGGTTATGAACAACTCCTCGGGGCAATTAAAGAGGAAGAGTTGAGGGAGTCTCAATTTAATTCTATTTCTGGAGACATCAGTAATCTACTTAATGGCATTACTTCTAACAACAGTCAGATCCATAGTTGCCAAAAACAAATTAGACAACTTGAATATGAAATTCAAACACTTACCAATCAGCTACAGAACCGAAATACTGAACATGAAAAGTTAGAAGAGTTTAGAGAAAGTCTTCAGAATACATACGAAAAACTTGTTGAGGTAAAGGAGAGTATTTCCTACCATGACTTTACTTATAGTCTTCTCAAAGACGGTGGAGTAAAATCTCAAATTATCAAGAAGTATCTTCCTCTTATCAACCAACAGGTTAATAAGTATCTACAAATGATGGACTTCTACATCAACTTCAAGTTAGATGAAGAGTTCAACGAAACCATCGAAACACCGATTCACGAAGACTTTACCTACTCATCCTTTTCTGAAGGAGAGAAAATGAGAATAGACCTAGCTCTCTTGTTTACCTGGAGAGAAGTCGCTAGGTTCAAGAACTCTGTCAATACTAATCTTCTCATCATGGATGAAGTCTTTGATAGTTCTTTGGATGGATTTGGTACAGAAGAATTCCTAAAAATTATCAGATTTGTTATTAAAAACGCTAACATCTTTGTAATCTCACACAAGGGAGGACTTGAGGACAAATTTGAAAGCGTCATATCCTTCACCAAGGACAAGGGTTTCAGCCGTATGATGCAGGGTACTCCAACAGAACAATGACTACTCCAAACTGGATTCATCACTCTAAAAAAGAACAGAAACGAAAACTTAAACCACAAGCTCTCAGACAGGCAAAAGCCAGGAGACAAGCCCTCAAGAGGAAACTCAAGAGGGTTTCGTTTTGCAAAGAGTTTGTGAAGATGTGTTAAAAATTTACTAAATGTCATGAAGTTCTGACATTTTGTCTATATAATTCAGTGAGATGGAGGTTATTATGCACAACTTGGTATCTCATAATGAGCTAGCATCTTGGAAATGGGACGAAAAAACCACCGTTGATGAGAAATACGACCAAGTATCCGACTATTTTCAGTGTATCTCGGAATGTGGTATTATCGACCATACAGCAAGGAGGTTCTGCAGACACATCCTTACAACAGAGTGATTTAATTATCTAAAGGAGTTTAACTAACCGAAGTCCCCCGTTACTCTATGAGTGCGGGGGATTGGTCTGCAACCAGTTGGAGAACTGTCCACTCTACCCCTGACTCTGCCCCACTCTGCCCTATGATAACTACATCAGGAGGACACCATCCATGGCAATCAATTACGAAATCAAGTCACAACTGGCCAAACTTCTCGCCACTGAAGATATTGTGGTTGAGAACCGAGATGTGCAGACGGCTCAGTTTGACGTTGATTCCCGTGTTCTGACACTTCCCAAGTGGAAACGTGCATCCAACAGTGTCTATGACATGTTGGTTGGTCACGAAGTCGGACACGCACTCTACACTCCTAACGTAGATCCACCGAAAGATATTCCCCACTCCTTCGTCAATATCGTTGAGGATGCCCGTATTGAGAAGAAGATGAAGCGTCGTTATCCTGGTCTCTCTAAGAGTTTCTACAAAGGATACAAAGAACTGTCTGATGATGATTTCTTCTGTATTGGTGACCAGGACTTGAATAAGATGAACCTGGCTGACCGTATCAATCTATATTACAAGATTGGTAACTTTATTGATCTTCCCTTTACTGAGGAAGAGATGGAGTTTGTCAGTAAAGTAGGTCAAACTGATACCTTTGAGGATGTTTGTGAACTGGCACGAGACATTTACAAATACTGTAAGTCTGAGACTCCTTCTACTGACCAACACCAACAATCTCAAGTAGAGACACCTAACGGACAACCTGGTGACTCTGTAGAGAGTCCTGAGGGTTCCTCTGGTACTGATGGAGATGAGGATGAATCCGAACGTCCTGACCTTGGTGAAGATGATACCAAGTATGATGAAAAGATTGAGGAAGAAATCGAGGAGATGAACAAAGGTGGTGAACCTGAAGCTACTACTGACAAAGCCTTTGAAGATGGTATTTCTGAACTCAGTGGTATGGATAATGGTATCGACAATGTCTATGTCGAAGTTCCTAAAGTTCATCTCAACAATATCATCATCAACAACAAACAAGTTCATGAGGAGATTGACTTG